ACTGATAATCAGATAGTTAGACCTCCCTACGCGTGTGCGCGTATGTGAGTGCGTTAAATGGGTTTAGAGGTAGGGCGTAAGGTGGGTGGGGTTATTCTTCGTCTGAAGGTATGCGAATGCGACAAACGAACGGGCGGAAATTCGGCCGAACGGACTACATACTGTGCGTGCATAACAATTGCTATGCAGTGCATAGGATCTCACGTGCGTGCGACTGGGCGAGCGTGCGTGCATGCGTACATACGTGCGTACACACAGGCGCTCACATACACATGCATACACACATACCTAGCGCGCGACATGTAGACCTAGCGGTAGGTCGTGCAACATACCCACAGGCCTACCTACCTACATGCCCGTACAAAAAAGCTAAAAAGTCCGACCGAAAGTCTGAAAAGCAATACCCCCCGTCGCGATTTCAAGTCGTTTCGGTTCGACGGTCGTTGACGCAATATGGGTATATTATGTAAACCCTCCGCACGTGCAGCCAAAATTCCTAACTTTGTGGTATGACTATAGAGATACACAACATGATACCGACAGGTTTGAATGTCGGTTTTGAGTACTACGATCCTGACGACTGGGATCCATATTACGAGTTTCATTTGAACTTGCTAATTATTAAAATTATATTTTTAGTTGGCTGACGCATAACTAACTGATAATCAACAATCTTGACGAAACTTTTTAAATCCTGACGGTTTATTGACGGTTAAAGTGCTGATAATCAACAACATTGACGGTTTGACGGAAAAGTTCTATTGAAATCGTAGAAAAAAAGAAATATTATGTTAAATAGAATAGGTAAATAGGCAAAATATATAAATATATAAAATAAGTAGGGGTCAATTCGTCAAACCGTCAAGATTGCTCATAATGAGCGAGTTACAATTTTCAAACCGTCAGGAATCCGTCAGCGTTCCGTCAATGTACTTGGAAATGAGCATTTTATCCGTCAGGGCCAACACTTCGTGTATATGTAACATAAAAATCATTACATTTGCATCATGAGAAAAGTAGTTAAGACTAAGAAGCAATCTGTCACCATGGAGGTAGACGGGAAGGAGTACGGAGCTATGCAGAAGAAGAAGACTGTTTATGGCAAGGGCGGACTTGTAAAGAAGACTGTAGTAAAAACTAAAGGCACACCTGGATCTGTTATCGGAAGATCTAAAGAGGTGAAGCGTTATAAATAAATAGATATGCCAAACAAACCAATTACACAAAGAGCTAACGGTAACATCACTCCTAAGAAGGGTCCAGGTGATGGACTTAAGCCGGGTGAGAAAGCAGTTCCGTCTACATACAGACCTTTTAATTTACAAGGCGGAATAAAGCCAGGTAGTATTCAGAAGATGACTCCAGCTGATACTTCGTCTTTCAGTAAACCAGGATATAGAGTTGATCTAAATAGAAGCACGAAGGCTGTTCAAGGAGGAAGTGATGTATATCAACCTGAATATATAAAGCTTGCACCTAATTCAGGTAAGAAGATTACTGGTGGAACTAAAGCTACAACCACTACAACTACTAAACCTACAACTACTACAACTAAGCCTACAGAGGCTCCAGCTAAAAAGCAGGAGGCTGCGCCTAAAGAGAGGACTGCAATGAGAATGCAGACTATTATTGACGAGAAGGGCAACAAGACTTTCAAGAACGTTGTATATAGTAAATACCAGCCAGGTAAAGGGTGGGTATTGACAGGTACTCCGCTTGTTATTGACAAGAGGAAAAAGCCTTAATACCGTTCATCATTGATATCGACCGCTTGTCACAATTTGTTGGCAGGCGGTTTTTGTTTTATATACATTTGCTTTATAACTTTAAAATTTAAACGCCATGAGAACAATTTTTTTAGCAGCAAGTTTGATGATCGGGATGACATCAGTAGCACAGAGAGGGATGAATGACTACGCATCTGTAGGCTTTAAGCCAGATGGTGACGTAAAAGTATACGTAGAGACGTTCAAGACATACGTGTATAATGTAGAGTTTGTTGAGGACGCTATTATTTTCGACACAGAGATGGAGATGATGTTGTCTGAGTACCATAGAATATTAACTGAGAATGGCATCAAGTTCAGAAAATACACTATAGAGGAGTTATTCAAGATAATTGACGACAATGGATTCGTATACTTCCACCATTTTAAAGATGGAATTGAGTATACTGTAACAATTCAGGACACTTCTGGAGAAATTATTGTGATAACTGAACAATAATTAGTAAATTCGCACCTAAATTCAATTAAAATGATAGTAAAACAGTTATTTTTTGATCAACAAGGTCAAAATAAGTTAAGGAATGGCATTCATAAGATTGCAAAGGCGGTAGGAAGTACGTTAGGTCCGCGAGGAAACACAGTTTTATTGGAGTCAGAGCATCATGTAGGTGGTATTACTGTCACGAAGGACGGAATAACTGTCGCAAGGACTATAAATCTGTTCGATCCGGTGGAGAACTTAGCTGTTCAGCTGGTAAGACAGGCATCTGACAGGACATCTACAGTTGCTGGCGATGGAACGACAACTAGCGTTGTACTGACGGAGGCGTTGATAGATGCTGCGGACGAGTATATCGAGGAGGAGCACAACAGGACGGAGGTTATTCGTCACATGAACAAGATCACTGACAGCATTATTGAGTTTTTGGACAAGAAGTTGTCGAAGAAGGTAAGCAAGAAGTTGCTGAATGACGTTGCCGCTATCTCGGCAAACAACGACAAGGAGCTTGGTGACCTTATTGCTGATGCATTCAAGCAGGTTAATGTTGTTACTGTGGAGAACTCAGCTACTCCGGTGACGTATATCGACATTATTCACGGGATGAAGATCGACAGGGGTTGGTCGAGCAAGTATTTTGTCACAAATGAGGAGACTGAGGAGTGCGTGTTGGACAATCCGTATGTATTGCTATCTGATGTAGAGATAAACAACTTGCAGTCTATAGAGAACGCTCTGATGCCAGTCATTAAGCAGGGGCGGCCTATACTTATTATTGGAAATTTGAGCGCGAACGCGTTAAACGCGTTAAATTTGAATGTTGCTAAGAGAAATATTAAGGCATGCCATATACAGCCTCCAAGCATGGGATGGCGTAAGGCTGATCTGTTGAAAGACCTGTCTATCGTTTTGGGAGCAAGGTTGTATTCAGATGCAACAGGTGACGATTTGTCACTTATTGACTTCGATGGGCTAGGAAGAGCTGCCAAGGTTGTAGTATCTAAAGACAGGACTATCATCATGAGACATGATAGTATTGAGGAGAGTGATATCAATGACCATCTTGAGACTCTTAAGAACAAGCATTCTGAGGCTAAGATACAGTATGAGCGAGAGTTCTTGCAGGAGCGTATTGCCAATATCGACGGAGGGGTTGGCGTTATCTATGTAGGAGCCAATTCAGACATCGAGCAGAAGGAGAAGTATGATAGGGTTGACGATGCGGTGCGAGCTGTAGCTGCAGCTATCGAGGAGGGTATACTTCCTGGAGGTGGTATCGCTCTTATCAATGCGTCGCAACGTATCAAAGACAACGCTGAGGATATCAACTATCAGGCAGCTGTTGACATTATGAAGACAGCACTTACGGCTCCTTTCAGTCGCATTGTTGAGAATGCAGGGCTAGATAAGGTTAGTGTGGCTCAGCCCATCATAGATAAGGATACAGATGGGTTTGGGTATGACGTTAAGAACGACAAGTATGGAGACATGATGAAGATGGGAGTGATAGATCCGTCTAAGGTAACGAAGAGTGCACTTAAGAACGCTGTATCTGTAGCCACTACTATACTATCAACAGAGGTTGTTATAACTAATATGAGACAAGATGAGGGCAATAAATAAATATTTGCTGATCAAGAGATCTAACGAGGAGGTGAAGACTAGCGGTGGTCTTCTTATGTCTAAGGCTGAGGAGTCAGAGATGAGGTACCAGATAGGAGTCGTTGTGACTCCTGGTACACTTGTCGAGCATATCAAGGAGGGAGATAGTATTTTCTTTGACAAGGTGCATGCGTTCGACGTAAAGATTGACGGAGAGATGCTTACCATTGTTCAGGAAAGAGACGTTGTAGCAGTACTATAGACATGGCATTTCATTTAAGACGTACAAGAGATGGTGCCGGAGAAACAGGAGGCAGAAGTCAAGCTATCGAGTGGAATGAAGATGGTACGTTCAAGAAAGTTGTGGACTATAAACCAACTGTAGGATATTCTATGCTTGTTGGTTCCGTTAGTGCAAGATCTTATTCTGATCAGGACTATTGGCTTACAACTGTTGTTACTGACATACTTGAAGAGATAAACTCAGATGACGTTCACTATATTAAGTTTAAGACAGGCAACTCGGAGTACGAGTGGTGGACAGGCGATTATCCTAAGTAATTAGTATCTTTGCGAAATGATAAAAGTTCGTCCGCTAATAGATGTTCTTGGAAAGATAATTAAGCTTCCTAAGAATAATTACTTAGATCCTACTACACTTGGTAGCGGCACTACTGACGACACGACTTTTTTAAGAGGTGACGGTACGTGGGTATCTATCTATGACTCCATATTTAATAATTCTAACATGATTACAGATGCTTTTGGTAGGGTAAGAGTCTCAAACCCTTTAACACTATTTGATTCTTCACATAGGTATAAAGACAATGGTCTATGGAATACCTCAGCTGCTAGTGGCGGAGCTGCTGTATTTAGTGCGAACGAAGGGCTTGTAAATCTAAATGTAAACACTACAAGCGGGTCTCAGGTTCTAAGAGAGACAACTAAGGTGTTTTCTTATCAGCCAGGTAAGTCATTGCTAGTATTTAATACTTTTATAATGGCTCCTGCTAAAACTAATCTTAGACAGAGGGTTGGGTACTTTGGTGTTGACAATGGGATATATATTCAACTTAACAACAGCACATTAAGTTTTGTAGAAAGAAGCCTAGTCACAGGTGCAGTTACAGAGACTGTTGTAAATCAATCTTCTTGGAATGTAGACAAAATGGATGGATCTGGGCCATCAGGTGTCACTTTAGACATAACTAAGGCTCAGATATTATTCATGGATATTGAGTGGCTAGGTGAGGGCACCGTAAGACTTGGGTTCATTATTGATGGTAACTTTATATTGTGTCATAGATTCAATCATGCTAACTTAATTACCTCTACTTATATTACCACTGCATCCCTACCTTTGAGACATGAGATTACAAATACAGGAGTTACAGCAAGTGCTAGTACATTAAAGCAGGTATGTTCTACTGTTATATCTGAGGGTGGATATGAACTTAGAGGATTACAGCAGGCTATCGGTACTCCAATAACTGCTCCAGCAAATTTAGCAGTAGCAGGGACCTACTATCCTGTGGTTAGCATAAGATTAAATGGAAGCTATTTAGATGCTGTTGTTATATTGACAGCATTATCAATTATGGGTGAAGGGACTGGTATATATAATTGGAAAGTAATTGCTAGTGGAACTACAGCAGGAGGATCATGGATATCAGCAGGAGTTGACTCTAGTGTAGACTATAATATTACAGGGACTAGTTTTTCAGGAGGACGGACCTTAGCTTCTGGATTTATAACATCTACAGCTCAAGGCTCATCTAATGTAGACATATTAAAAGAGGCGTTATTTAAATTTCAATTGGAAAGAAATAGATTTACTAGTACTCCATTTGAATTAACTTTAGTTGCTAGCGCAAGCACAGCTACTGAGTTAATATATGCGTCTATGGACTGGGAAGAAATAAGCAGATAAGATGAGACTTCTATTATTGTTATTACTTTGTAATTACGGGGTATTTGCTCAATATTGTGGCACAGCTACTACTAATGTGGCCATTACTCCTACTACATCTGTTCAATATTCATCAACTTATAGTTCCGGACGCAGGGCGTTTAATTTCAATGCAGTTGCTGGAAACGAGTATACATTCTCCACTGTTGGTGAGACAACTATGGATACTTATTTAAGGTTATATAGCACAGCAACAGGTGGATCTTTATTGGCTGGAAGTGATGATTACTATAATACTCAATCTGAGATAACATGGTATTGTACTTCTTCAGGCACATATTCAGTTCTTTTAGCTAGATGGTCTTCATCAACAACATGTAATACTCTTAACGCTAATGCTAGGATAAAGTATCAGATGGGTAGTACAGCAGGGAGCACTATTGTTTCTATAGGATCTGGAGAGGGAATTGTTTATCAAGTTCCAGTAAACCATTATTACAATTATGGTTGGTCTGAGATGATTTATTTAAAATCAGAAATAAATACTGCTGGAAGTATTACTAAGATAAGGTTTCAGGTTGAGCCAAGCTTACCATCACCTCCTTATGTAGCCGAGAATCAGAAGATATATATGGCACACACTACATATTCAACGCTTCCAAATGTAGTTGTGAAGGAGGACGCTCAAACAAACTATGCATCATCTAACTATATGTTGGTATATAGTGGAACTATAAATTGGAATATAGGATGGGTAGAGATTGTATTGCAGACTCCTTTTCCATGGAACAATACAGACAATCTCTTAATAAAATATGAAAACAGGGAAGGTAGTTTTAGTGCTAACTATCCGATGTTTTACTATACTGCAAAGACAGCAACTGTTGGATATAAGTATCAGGACGCATCATATCCTACATCTGATGGAACGAGGGATGGATTTAGACCAAATTTAAAATTAGCTATATCTGATATTCCACTACCTGTAGGTTTGATATCATTTGACGGATACAAGTCTAACGACAAGAATGTTTTGAGATGGAGCACAGCGAGCGAGTCAAACAATGACTATTTTATGCTTGAACGCTCCCAGGATGGGAACATTTGGGACCAGGTATCTAATATAGATGCAGTTGGTAATAGTATAGAGGTAAACAAATATGTTTACTTTGACGATAGATTTAGTGGATACTATAGATTAACGCAGTATGATGTTGACGGTAAGAATGTAATTCTTGGAACGATAGCTTTGATTGACGACAAAACAAAATATATAGTTAAGGTTTATGATCTATCGGGAAGAGAAGTTGGTTTTGATTATCATGGTATTGTTATGGTTGTTTACTCTGATGGTAGTATTGTAAAGAATTTTTGGTAAATTTGTAATTATGAAAAATAAACCATTTTACACAGTAGAGTCCGGAATCGAGAAGCTTGTTCGAATGAAGAAACAGCAGGATAAGATGAAGGATATGAAGGAGGAGATTGACGAGATGATGATCAAGCGTCAATTTGAGGACATGCCTAAAATGAAATTCGGAAGAAAGCGTTAATACTCTATTCTTCTTTGAGGATTTTGTTTTCGGACTTCTTGATTGAATTCCTTTATGCTTAGTGCTAGGACTTTCTCTGAGAAGGTCCTTTTTTTCATTATTGGATTGTTTGTTGGATGTTCGGGTATCTCCATTTGGTAGTTAAGCATCTTATAAAGATTGGTGCATACATGTCTTCCGTGTCTCGTTAGTTCGTATAGTTTGTATTCACTATCTTTCTTTTTGCTCCAAACGTGTATCCATCCATTTTCTTTTAGTCGAGTAAATCTGTGTTTATCCCATCCAAAGCAGTTAGCATATTTAGTAAAATCCCAATAGTTGAAAAGCCCTTCTGAGTATAGGTATAGTATTATGTCAAGATCTGGTGATGTCAGATCGTATCGTATGCATGTATATCTTCGTATGACTCTCCACCATTTAAGGAAGTCTGACTTTGGCTCTCTTCGTATATAATTTCTTTGGAGTTGTTTTACTATTTTCATAAAGGTAAAATTACTATCTTTGCATCTGATATGCAAATCAGATTGATTAAGAGGCATAAGGGCGTTGGAGATACTATTGAATCAGTATTAAAGACTACGGGTGTACACTATATAGCTAACGCTATAAAGAATGGAAGTCCTGCAGAGCCTTGTGTTCCTTGTCAGAAAAGAAAGGAGAACTTGAACAATCCTGATTTGTTAATTAACAAAGTATTCTATGGCACTGGGGAGAACAGCTAAGTATTACCGTGATAATCCTGACGCCCGAAAGGTTCACCAGGAGACATCTAAGAAGGCTGCTGCAAAACCTGAAGCCAAGAGAAAGAGGGCTGAGGCAAATAAGGCTAGGAAAGAGTTAGGTATACCTAAGGGAAGTCCTATAGATGCGAGCCACAAGAACGGAAAGATAGTTAAAGAACATAGGAAAGAGAATCGCGCTCGTGGAGGCGCACTTAAAAGGTAAATAAGATGACACATTGGAATGAAATATTAGTACCGAAAGCAGGAACGTTTATCGTAAACACAGCTACGGAGAAAGTTGCAAATCACTTGATGATTGTTGTATTGGAAGACACTATATTCAACGCTATCAAGGTTGACGGTGTTGACGTTAAGTCTTCATATATTCAGGACACTGCAACAGCTGTAAAGGCTGGAGCTATAATTACTCCATTGGATATAAACAAACCATTCTCTGCTGTTGATTTAGTTAGTGGATCTGTTTCTATAGTTCTTCAGTAATGCCTGGATACGGATTAGGATATTCATCTTTAGTAAGGAGGAGTAGCGGGCCAAGCGGACCTTCTTATGGCCCATTAACAACATCTTGGATAACAGCAACGGGAGAAACTGATACTACTATCTTAGGTGCGTTAAATACTCTTGAAAGTGATTTGACTACCTACGGACTTACTTCAAAGATGAAGGCATTGTATCCGTTTGTAGGTGGTACAGCAGCTAAGCACAAATATAACTTTATGGATGCGCGTGATTTGGATGCTGCATTTCGTTTAGTATTTAATGGTGGATGGACACACTCAAGTACAGGAGCATTACCAAATGGAAGCAATGGTTATGCTGACACTAAATTAATTCCATCAAGTAATTTAACTCAAAACAATTCTCATATATCTATATATAACAGAACAAATACAGATGGTCTTTATGTAGATATGGGTACAAGTCAAGTTACTGCAAGTGCAGAATCAATACTATTGACAAGATGGAGTAATGGAACATTATTAAATCATAATACTGTTTTTGCCACTAGAATGAATCCAAGCAATACAGATTCAAGAGGTCATTATATTATTTCGAGACGCAGTTCTTCAGATATGGAAGCATATAAAAATGGTTCTTCAATTTCAACATCATCTGCATCATCTGCATCTGCTGGTAATTCAATTTTTTTAGGAGCTTGGTATGATTCTAATCAAGCCATGCCTAATTATTATTCAAATAGAGAAATAGCATTTTCATCAATCGGAGATGGATTAACTGACACCGAAGCAGCAAACTTCTACACGGCAGTACAGACATTCCAAACAACTTTAGGAAGACAGGTAGGTGTTCCTATCGTTTCAGATGCAGATGCACAGGCATTCTTAAATGCTGCGGTGATTACGGATACTACTCAAGCAACTGCTGTCAATAACCTTGTTATAGGACTTAAAGCAGATAGTCTTTGGACTAAGATGAAAGCTATCTATCCATTTGTTGGTGGAACATCAACTACACATAAATGGAATCTTAAAAATCCTGTAGATTCAGATGCGGCATTTAGACTGGTATTCAGCGGAGGACTTACGCATGATTCAAATGGAATTAAAGGAAACGGAACTAATGGTTACTATGATACTAAATTTAATCCGTCTGTTCAGCTTACTTCATCTACGGGTGGTTCCGCGTTTATTTATTGCAATAACACATCGGCAGATAATGGTTCGGATTTAGCAGCTAATCAATCAGGCACAAATACAAGGTTCCAAGTGATGTCAAGTTATGCAGGTTCTTTCTATGTATCAATGTTAGCTACTAACCTTTATTCAGCTTCCAATACAACTACAGTAGGATTCTTCGGTGGTACAAGAGAGCCAAGTAATACCACTACATTCTATGCAGTAAAAGATGCAAATAGTTATTCCTATTCAGATTCTTTTGCTAATCCTAATTCAAATGTCGGAGGTCTTGCAGTTTGTACTGATAGTACAAGTTTTACATTCTTCACGGCGAGGAGACATTCATTCGCTTGTATGGGAGAAGGTCTTACAACAGCACAGGCTCAAACATTGAGATCACGAGTATTAACATTTAATTCAACATTAGGACGATGAAACTAACAGACATAACATCATCACAATGGTCTACATACGTAGGACTATTGACAGAGGTACAAAAAGACGAATTAGTAGGACAGCAGTACACAGCAGATTCTTACTTTAATCCTATTCAAGATGCAGATGATAACTGGGTAATATCTGTAGAAGAGATGGAATACTGCACTAATCCTACTTTTGCATGGGTAAAGGACTTGGATTTGATTCCGTATAATCCTAAACCTGCTCCGCCTTTTCCACCGCTTGATTAAGTAAAAATACTTATCTTTGCCACATGGATCCAATCACAATAATTGAAGGAGCAAAGAAGCACGGAATATCAGTGTTGGTTATTTTTGCTTGTTTTTGGCTAAATAACAGACTGACTATATCTGAGGAAAAGATAGGAAGACTAGAGGACAAGCTATATGACTGCCTTGAGGATAAGTCAAATTTGGCTTTCAATCATCCATTAAGTAAGAAGCATTACGATTATAATGAGCAGCTTGTTGCTGTTCTACCTGATAGAATAAAGATATGCTTGTCTTAATAACGTCATTTATATCTGACGTTTTACATGATACATTAACTAAAGATGGTAAGTGGTCAAGGACATCACTTACTATGTTTTCTGCGTGGATAGTTGTCATATTCATGGCATTATTTGATTTCTGCAGAAGAGGACTTCAGTTCGATGTGTGGGTAACGCTTGTTGTCGTTGCTACCGGAATAAAAATAACAGATGCATGGAGCAAGAAAATCATAAAATAAATTTTGTTAGGATGTTTATAACAGCTATTGTATGGCTGTCATTTTTGTCATCCGTAATGTTTTTTATGTCAAGATGCACTGCGGCTCATCATTTGAAGTCGGCAGATAAGCATATAAAGAAAGCTATAGCAAAAGGTGCTGTTATAACTCCAGATACTTTATACAAGTATATATATGAGACTGATACTGTATACGACGAAAAGACAAATACTCTCACTGTTACGCGCCACGTTATTGACAGCATTCCTTATCTTGTCACTGAGAAGATATATGTACCAATGTCAAGACAAGAGCGACTTAAATATAGAGATTCATTGAGCCATATTAGAGATCTATATGAGCTACAAAGTGCAAGGTTAAAGCAAGCACTTAAGCATAAAACAAAGCAGGTAAAGCATGAGCAAAAGACAAAGAGGAAAAATAGCCCAGTAAGTTTTGTAAAGAATCTACTTTGGCTGTTAGTTGTTTTGGCTTTTATTTATGTAGTAATCAAATTGTATCCTAAGTTATGAGTTTAATAGAAAAATACGTAGAGTTCACAAAACGCTGGGAAGGTGGACTATCAAGAGACAAAGCAGATAGTGCTTCAAAAACTCCATGTCCAACACCGCACAAAGGTCTTACAGGATGGCATACAAACGTAGGTATTACGTATGCTGTATGGAAGAGTATGTATGGAAAGAACAATGACGCTCGTTTTTTCGCTATGAACTCTGAGGATTGGTGGAATGTATTCAAGACGCTATATTGGAATACAGTTAGAGGAGATGAGTTCAAGTCACAGAATGTTGCAATATTTGTCACAGGAATGGCTTGGGGAAGTGGAAAGAGTCAGGCCGTTAAGTCTTTGCAGCAGGCAATTATAAATTGCGGAGTAGCTGTAGACAAGGACGGCATACTTGGAAACAAGACTATAGCAGCGGCAAATAGTATTGAGCCACGTAAGATGTTTGATGCTCTTGTTGCAGAGAGAAAGAGATTCTTTGAATATATCGGTCGTCCTGGAACTAAGAATAATAAATTTCTTAAAGGCTGGACGAATCGTCTAGCGGACTATGTTAAAACATTCAGACCATGAGTAAGAAAGACAGCACAACAAAGGTATTAGCCAAAAAGAAGGTCAGCCGTCCTGGCGTTCATTCCAAAACCAAGACTAGCAGTATTAAATCTAGTAAGAACTACAAGAAGGCATACCGATCTCAGGGTAGGTAATTTTTAGCTATCTTTGCGTAAAATAATAAATTATGCCAGCAATTCCTTCAGGAACCAAGTTTATTGGTATTTCACCAGATGTTCCAACTCCAGAGAATAGATCATCTCTAAGCAATAGCTATCAGGAAACATATACTATTGACGATATTATAGCAGAGGCTTCAGCAGCTGATACTAATATATATAACAGTGACGGTACGTTAGACGCGAACAGGATTGTTACAATGTCTGGAAGATCACTTACATTTAGCGGAGGTGAAGTTGTATTTAATCAAGGCACTACAAATTCTGGTTCCATAAAACTTTATGAAGACTTTGATGCTGGTTCAGATTATGTTCAGCTAAGAGCTCCTCAATTTATGGCTCAAACTACATCTTTTGTTTTCCCTGGATTTGTAGGTTCTGCTGGTCAATTTTTAACAAACTCTGGATCTGGAGTAACTAATTGGGCATCGTTACCTACTGAGATCCAGGTGGCTGCATCAGATGAAACTACTGCACTTACTACAGGTACTGCAAAGGTTACTTTCAGAATGCCTTATGCAATGACAGTTACTGCCGTTCGTGCATCTCTTTCAACTGCTCAAGCATCAGGTAGTATCTTCACTGTTGACATCAATGAAGGTGGTACAACTATACTATCAACAAAGCTAACAATTGACAATACTGAAAAGACATCTACAACGGCGGCAACACCAGCGGTTGTATCTGACACTGCACTGGCAGATGATGCTGAGATAACTATTGACATTGATCAGATAGGTGATGGAACAGCCAAAGGTTTGAAAGTTACCATCATAGGAACAAGAGCATGATAATCAATCCATATTTAGTGCAGCCAGGAGTTCCTGCATTCACAGGAATTCTTGACACATATACAGGAGCCGCTGTGGCTTATTCTGCTGCACGTAGATTGGCAACTGCATATACAGGGCCATTGATTCGTGTGCGTAGGAGTTCGGATAACACAGAGCAAGATATAGGATACGATGGTAGCAATGTTCTTGACGAATCAGCATTGACAACATTCGTAGGTGCTAACAACGGATTTGTAGTTAAATGGTATGACCAAAGTGGAAATGGTAAAAACATGGAGAATTCCACAGCTTCTAATCAACCGAGAATTGTTACATCTGGAACAGTATTAAAAGACAACTCTAAACCTGCTCTTTCTTTTAATGGTACATCTCAATACTTAGCGGTAACAGACAATACTATTTTACACGCATCGAGTTTAACTTCTTGTTTTTATACTGCTCAAATAATCAGTGGAAATAGTAATCCGCCATTAGCAAGTAAATCATATAATGGTGATGGAGGTTATTTCTTTGGTCAATTAGGAACAGATAACAAAATGCAGTTATATATTGATCAAGGGACTAATATCATTGGAACAGCAGCTATGCTAAATTCTCAAAAGTTATTTACTAACTTTAATCAAACAGGAACAAATAATATCAAATATTATATCAATGGTTCTTTAGATGCACAGGATACTAAAGCAAGTTTAGCAGGAACGAATAGCACTTATTTTGCACTTGGATTTGATCCTGGAGGTTTTTATTTAAAAGGTAATTTCCAAGAAACTATAATCTATTCTACAGATAAAACATCTGATAAGACAGGCATTGAAGGTAATATCAACACATTCTATACAATTTACTAATGCAAGTTACAGGATATAAATACACGACAGAACAGGCAGCTATTGATGCAAGGGAATCATGTGATACTTATTACGGAATTCCTGTTTCACATGATGACGTAACACAGAATTGGGTAGAATATCAAGAGGCAAGTTTAAACACACCTATTTTTTGGTATATAAGATACGATGATTCTCTCAATGTAGTTTTGGGTACACCTGAAACATTCGATGTTGAAACTCCGCCTTTTCCACCAATTAACTAATTTACTATCTTTGCACTATGGCAAATATTAATAATTACGGCACATCTGCATTAAAGGTTAACGATAAGTTACTGGCTTCCGATGGAGACACCGGAGCTACGAAAAACGTATCACCTGAAGATGTTGCAGAACTGAATGGAGGAGTTTCTATATATAGAGCTGTTTTAACTCAAACATCAACTAACGCTCCAATAGCTGTGGTTTTAGGCCCAAACACAATAGGTAATATTGTTTGGACAAGAACAACTACAGGTATTTATGTAGGAACACTTGCAAATGCATTCCAAGGATATCCTGTATTAATAACAGGTGAAGCGGATGTTACAAGAAGTGTAAAGGTAAACAACACATCATCTAATACGTTTAGCATTGCTACATATATCAGCGGATCTTTGTCTGACGGAGCATTATCAAATCAGTTCATCGAGATAAGAGTATACAACGTATAAAGTATTTCATTACTTAAATAATTCGGAGGTCAATGGCCTCCGTTTTTTATTTTGTCACGAAAAAGTGTATATTTGCGACAACAATTAAATTAAATAAAAATGTCAAAGGGAAAAGCAAAAGGACTTACTGAAGAGGAGTTCGAAAGACTAAGAGGTCTAAATGAGGCTTACGTTACAGCAAAGAATCGCGTTGGTGATGCAGCTTTATTTTACAAGAGAAGCGTAGACGTTCTTGATGTAACAGAAAACAATCTACAGTTATTACAGCAGGAGCTAGTATCTAAATATGGAGAGGTGTCTATTGATGCTTCGAATGGAACGTTCAAATGATCCGAAAGATATCTATAGGAAATGATCTTTTAAATGCAATGCACTATGTCGTTGGACAGGCTGTATTGGATAAGACGTATACTATAGAGGCAATAAGATATGAGGATTTGCATGTCGTTATTTATATCAAAAGAAATGACGAGATATTGAGATGGAAGTCTTTAAATGCAAATGTTCCAATTACTATTGAATATAAAATAGATTTCTGATGCAATCTCCATATTGCTTTATCATAGAGCCTGTAGGCAAAAAAAGATATAGCAACACAAAGGAATTTGACGGGCATGAATTAATTGTGTCTGCTTCAAAGGAAGATCATACTACTACTAATAGAGAAGCAGTCGTATTGGCTGTGCCACTTTACTACAATGGACCGATAGAGCCTGGAGATGTTGTGATAGTTCATCACAATGTCTTTAGGCTTTATTACGACATGAAGGGTAGAGAGAAAAGCTCTTGGTCTTTTTTAAGAGATAACACCTTTATGGTTACTACTGAAGAGATGTTCTTATACAGGAAGCAAAATAGTAAGTGGTGCGCTATTGCACCATATTGTTTTGTTGAGCCAATAAAAGCAAAAGAAAAAGATATACTATCTTCAGAGATAAATGAAGCTTTATTTGGAACGATGGTATATAAGAATGACGACCAAGAAAACGTCCAAGAAGGCGACCAAGTAGTTTTTAGTCCGGAGACTGAATATGAGTTCATAATAGATGGGCGTATTTTATATAGAATGAGAACTCAAAATATATGTCTGGTAAACGACAAGAAATATTAGAAGCCGCAATGAAGGCTATAGATGAGTTGATAGGTGTACTTAAGGATCCTATCGTATCTAATCCTGAAGATGCGTTATCTGCTGACAAGATGAAGAATGCTGCAGCTGCAAAGCGATTGGCGTTTGATGACGCTTTATATATGCTTGAGCGAGTTGAACAGTTAAGCAATGCTGAAGACATGTCAGCTGTACAGGCTAAGGCTGCTGAAATACCAGTTAGCTTTGTTGAATCAATGGCTAAAGAGAAGAAGAAATGAGTTTATATAGCATACTTCCTGACTACATATCTAACTCTGTAAAACATAGTAAGGAGTGGAAGTACGGCTATGATGAAAAATATGATGTAGTAGTCATATCTAAGGACGGAACATTAGGTGATGTATACGATATCAACGGACTAAAGGTTGGCCTTCCTAGAGTACCAAAAATTGGTATTCCAAAAGGAGAGGATAGGTGGGTTCCAAAAGAATATCCACAGGAGCTGTCAAGGATAAAGAGCATATTCGAATGGAATGCTAAATCTAATGAGTTTAAGGTAAAGTGGGTTGACTACATACAGTCAGAGTTTGAGAACAGAGAAAACGGCCATTGGTTTATTAATAAAGGAGTGGCTACTTATATCACAGGTAGTCATTATATGTATCTGCAGTGGTCTAAGATAGATGTAGGTCTTCCTGACTTCCGTGAGTCAAATAGGATATTCTTTATATTTTGGGAGGCATGCAAGGCTGACGACAGAGCTTTCGGTATGTGCTACCTAAAGAACAGACGTTCAGGTTTCTCGTTCATGTCGTCATCTGAAACGGCAAATATTGGAACTATATCTAAGGATGCTAAGTTAGGTATATTGTCAAAGACAGGAGCCGATGCCAAGGAGATGTTCATCAATAAGGTTGTTCCTATTGTAAGGAACTATCCATTCTTCTTCAAGCCTATTCAGGATGGTATGGACAATCCTAAGACAGAGTTATCGTTTAGGGTTCCTGCAAAGAAGATTACCAAGAAGAACATGTCGGAGACTGATGCTGACGAAATCTTGGGTCTTGATACAACAATTGACTGGCTTAATACTGCGGACAACTCATATGATGGACAGAAGCTATTGAATCTTGTGCATGATGAGAGTGGAAAATGGTTGGTCCCAAACAACATCTTAAACAATTGGCGTGTAACAAAGACATGTCTTCGTTTGGGTAGTCGTATCGTCGGAAAATGTATGATGGGTTCTACTGTTAATGCACTAGCTAAAGGTGGACAGAACTTCAAAGATTTATATTATGATTCAGATCCTAAGAAGCGTAATGCTAACGGTCAGACAAAGAGTGGACTATATTCTTTGTTTATTCCGATGGAATACAATATGGAAGGATTTATTGATGAATATGGGCATGCTGTTATAGATGATCCTGAAAAACCAATAATGGGTATAGATGGAAGGGAGATACGAGTAGGTGCTGTCACATATTGGGAGAATGAGGTATCTGCTCTTAAGAGCGACTCTGATGCATTGAACGAATTTTATCGTCAGTATCCAAGAACTGAATCTCACGCATTCAGGGATGAATCAAAGCAGTCACTATTTAATCTAACAAAGATATACCAACAGATAGACTACAATGACTCTTTGATGAGAGATAGAGTTCTGACTAGAGGCTATTTCCATTGGAAGAATGGCGTAAAAGACTCTGAGGTTGTTTGGACTCCAGACCCTAACGGACGCTTTGTTGTTTCATGGCTACCACCTGAAAGACTTAGAAATAAGTTCACAATCAAAAATGGCAAAAAATGCCCGGCTAACGATGAGCTTGGCGCATTCGGATGTGACCCGTACGACATATCAGGTGTAGTTGGTGGAGGTGGTTCTAACGGAGCATTGCATGGTCTTACGGGAACTACATTAGATCCTGATGTTCCATCAAATATGTTCTTCCTTGAATATGTAGCAAGACCACAGACAGCTGATATATTTTTCGAAGAAGTATTGATGGCATGTGTTTTTTATGGAATGCCAGTCTTAGCGGAGAATAACAAGGCTAGGATGCTGTATCATTTCAAGAACAGAGGGTACAGGGGATACTCGATGAACAGACCTGATAAGCACGTAGCTCAACTAAGTAAAACTGAGATTGAGATAGGAGGTATACCGAATACATCTGAAGATATAAAGCAGACTCATGCGTCATGTATAGAGTCTTATGTAGAGCAATATGTGGGGTTTGATACAGAGGGGACTTATAGAGATCCTGAGGAGATTGGAAGCATGTACTTTACAAGAACGCTTGAGGATTGGGCAAGATATGATATTAACAACAGAACTAAATTTGATGCCTCTATTAGTTCTGGACTCGCAATAATGGCAACAAGGAGACATATGTTCAAGACAGAGCCTAAGAAATCGAAAATTATGCTTAACTTTGCGAGATATGACAATAGAGGTTCTAGTAGTCAGATAATTCGATAATGGCATACGTATATAGACATATAAGGCTTGATAAAAATGAGCCATTTTATATAGGCATTGGATATGATAAGAATTATTCTAGGGCAAATGAAACGGATAGTAGAAATAAATACTGGAAAAATGTTGTGAATTTAACTGAATACAAAGTTGAAATAATTTTGGATGACTTAAATAATGATGAAGTTAAATTAAAAGAAATAGAGTTTATAGCTTTATATGGAAGAAAGAATAAGGATGGGGGAATATTAGTAAATATGACTGATGGAGGAGAAGGGACTAAAGGGTATAAACATTCAGAAGAAACTAAAAGGAAAATTGCTGAATCAAATAGAAAAGAAAATATTAGTGAAGAAAATAGATTGAAAAAATCTATTTATGCTAAAAATAGAACAGCTGAGCATAAAGAAAAATTAAGACAATCTAATATCGGAAGGATACTTTCAGATGAATCAAAATTAAAAATGTCATTATCTCATTTAGGAAAGAAAATTCCTGATAGCGTAAAATTAAAAATGTCTCAAGCTCAAAAGGGAAGAAAGCATTCTGAAGAATCAAAAATTAAAATGAAAGAGAATTGTCATTTATCTAAATTAGTATTAAATACTGAGACTGGAATATATTACAATTCATCTACTGAAGCGGCTTTTTCTCATTGTTTGAATCCAAGAACAATGTATAAATATATGGCTGGAAAATGTAAAAGAAAAACATCATTAAAATATGTATAAATCAGATTCAGCTAAAGTAAATATAATCAATGCATCATTTCCAAATCAATTGGCAAGTGATGCTGAAAAATCTACAATGGATTATGGCTTGAAAGTAGCCCGCGCTGTTGAATCCGAATGGTTTAAACGTAAAGGAGGCAGCTGTAGATACTATGATCAATTCGGAAACTTTCATAGATTAAGACTTTACGCAAGAGGTGAGCAGCCAATTGCTAAATATAAAAATGAGTTGTCTGTAGATGGCGACTTGTCTTACTTGAATCTTAACTGGGAGATTGTTCCTATTATACCAAAGTTTGTAGATATCGTTGTCAACGGAATGTCTGACAGACTTTATAAGATAAAGGCAGAAGCACAGGACGTAATATCGGCAGAAAAGAAGAATCTCTTCCAGGATATGGTTGAGGCAGACATGGTTTCTAAGGACTTGCTACTAAAGGCAAAGACTCAATTAGGCGTTAATGCATTCAATGTAGAACCTTCTGAGATACCAGAGAACGATGAGGAGCTTTCTCTTTATATGAATCTCAAGTATAAGCCGTCCATAGAGATTGCTGAAGAGGTAGCTATCGACACCATTTTAAACATGAATGACTTTCCTGTCATCAAGAAGATGATTGACAAGGATCAGACTGAGATTGGAATTGGCGCAGTTAAGCATGAGTTCGTTAAAGGTAAGGGAGTTAGCGTTGAGTACGTTGACCCTGCATACCTTATATGGAGTTATACTGAAAAGCCTGACTTCTCTGACTGTTATTATTTTGGTGAGATAAAGCAAGTACACTATACTGAGCTTCGAAAAATAAAGCCAGACATCACTGACGAAGAGCTTAAAGAAATAAAAGACCAAGGATCTGCATGGTATAGTGCTTTCCCTGTTATTTATAAGTATCAAGATGACTTGTTCTCTGATGAGCTTGTTACATTGTTGTACTTCAACTACAAGACAGACAAGAAGTTTGTATATAAGAAGAAGAAGTTGGACAATGGTGGAGAGAGAGTAATCAGAAAGGATGATACTTTCAATCCGGAAGACAGCGAGTATTACGAGCGAGTAGATATATCTAAAGAAGTTTGGTACGAAGGAGTACTTGTTGCAGGAAGTAATATTCTTCTTAAGTGGGAGATGTGCAAGAATATGGTTCGTCCTAAATCTGCAACAAACAAAGCTCTTCCTAACTATGTATTGTTTGCACCTAGAATGTACAAGGGGCAGATAGATTCATTGGTTAAAAGGATGATTCCTTTTGCTGACCAGATACAGCTTATACATTTGAAGTTACAGCAGGTACAGTCGAGAGTTGTTCCTGATGGGGTGTTTATAGATGCGGATGGATTAAATGAGGTTGACCTTGGAAATGGGGCTGCATATAATCCAGAGGATGCATTGAGGTTATACTTCCAAACGGGATCTGTCATAGGTAGATCTTATACGGGAGAAGGAGAGTTTAACAACGCTAGAGTTCCAATTCAAGAGCTATCCACTAACTCAGGTCAGTCTAAAATTGCGGCATTAATAGGAAGCTACAATCACTATCTAAGTATGATTAGAGATGTGACTGGCCTTAATGAAGCAAGAG